CTACCAACGTCGTGATGTTGGCCTCGACAAGCCGAACCACTCCGCCAGCAACATCAAACAGCGTGATCGCACTGGTGTTGTTTTTGAAGTAGAGCCCTGCGTTACCGTTGCTTGCCGATCGCGTTCGGTCCACGCGCACCGACGCCGAGCCCGACGTGCCCATATCCAGATACCATATGCCAGTCCCCGCATAGACAACCGTGTTTGCCGCCCCTTGATCCAGTTGCAGATAGGTATCGGCGGTACCTGCATTACCCGTACAGGTCGGCAACACGTCGATGTTGTCAAGCTCAGTGGCCGACTGATCCGATCCGGCAAGTGCCTGCGATGCGTCGTACTGAAAGGACGCATCATCGTTTGCAACAGGTGCAGATGCGCCGATCCAGTTGCCCGCTGTTGTATAGGTGCCGTCCGCGAGCGTTGTGATTGTGTAGAGGTCTGCCATTGTTGTGCCCTATGGGTTGTTCGTGGTCGGTAGGCCAAGCGAACCAAAAGACCGAAGCGGCTTCGCTGCCGTGTTAAATCGAAGTAGCACTGGCTGCCCTCCGCCAAGCGGATTGCCTGCGCCGTCAAGTAGTGTAGGCTCAAATACTGGATTGCCTTGCGCGTCAAGGATCGGCGTGACAACCGACTCCCCGCCGCCGATGTAATGCGGATCGCCGGGGCCGTCTGCAATGCCGCTCTTTTTCATGATCCCTTCGTCAATCAAAGTCAGCCGCCAGTCATCTACGATCTCAACCACGACAGTCTCTTGCCAGTGCCGGACGCCGTTGCGTTCGGCGTTGGTCGCTTCGATGGCTGTGATACGAGACTGGAACGGTTCAACGCTTAGGCCCGCGAGCGTGAAATTGTCGCTGTTGACTGCTCCGCGAAAGTTCTTCGCTTTTGCCTCGCTGTATACCGCGATGTTGTGTGAGTATTCATAGACGAGGATCTGGAAATCTTCCTCCGGCAATGGGTCAAACGGTTGGCCTGCACTGTTAGCAATCGGCTCTGGCGGGTCATCATTAGTAAATCGCACCGGTAGGCGAACCGTCCGCGAACTCCAGCGAATAGAAGGCCGATCGTTTAGTGGGTTTTCGTCTTCGACTTGCTCATCGCCGCCGCTGCCCGTTTCGTAGTTGCCGGTGACAAGTACGATTTTGCGCGATTCGTTAATGTCTTCGTAGTCAGCCGTAACTGTTTTGGCAAACGCCAGCGCGTCGTAGGGAAACAATGCGCCTACCGCCACGGGAGCCTGCCCTATAGCCAAAGCCGGATGCTGGATCGTGGCGTCGCTGATGACGCGCCACACCCGCGTGTACTGGCGCTGGTCGATGCCCTGACTGGCTGTGCCGCGTAATTCGGTAACTATGAACGCCATTAAAATTGCACCGTGATCGCCGCGCCTTGTGAGTTGGTTGTTGCTCGCAGCAAGTCGGCAAGCGCGGCGGTTTGCTTCTTGCTTTCCTTGACTTCTTCTCCCGTGTTTTTTTCGATCTTACTCTGTTGCCTGCCTGCTGCCGCGCTCGCGCCCATCGCTGCAAAACTTACTCGCTGCGTAGGCTGGCGCGACTGCATATCGAAGGCGTCCTGACCCACACGCTGACCATTGGCATCACTCAAGGCCCGGCGCGCTGTTTCGGGGTCAAGTAGTCCAAGCCCCGCAAGTTCCGTGATCTCTTTAATCTTGGCAGCAAGTCGCTCGGCTGGCGTTCGCGTCGCGTCGAAGATGGATGCCGCGCGGGATGCCATATTATCTAAGTTGTTGGACATTGCCATGATCGCCGTGCCGACATCTTCGATAGGCGTCTCAACGCTTTCGTGGATCGTCCCGGCAAACGTGCCCATGATTCTGTCTGACAACTGGCCAAGATGGTCTATCTCTTTTGCAACCTCCGCAACTTTCGGCGTAACGTCTTCTACCTCGTTACCAAACGAATCAAACGCCATCTCAACCGCGCCCATCGCTAGCACTGCCGCAGCCGCGCCTGCAACAAGCGAAACAATGCCTGCCGGACCAGCAAACGCCTGCGCGATCGCCGACGCCTTGGCTAGTCCCTTAAGAACAGTGATGATCGTCTTAACCGCCGCGATGATCTTTGGAGCGATAGCGACGCCGGCGGCAAAGCCAGCAACAAGAGCGCCGAACTGTATTTTGTTTTTAAGAGCTACCTTGTCCATCGTTCGTAGCGAGACAATCGCTCCAGTGATCCCGTCGATCATCTTTTGCAGTGACGGGCCAAAAGTATCGGCGAACGTCACGGCGATCCCTCCGATAGAAACCTTCAGCCTGTTGACCGCATCATTGAATCGCTCTGCCGCCGCCGCCGTCTTGCCGCCAACCGTGTTGCCTAGCCGGTCCGACGTGTCCGCGAACTCTTTAAGCGCATCAGACCCGCCCGCCAGCGTGTTGACTAACGCGACGCCCTCAGAGTCGAATAACTTCATAGACAGCCGAACGCGGTCGCCTTGGTTCTCTACGGCCTGCATTGCGTCGGCAATCTCTGCGAACGCTTTGGCTGGACCCATTTTGTTTAGCGCCACCGCGTCTAAGCCCAGTTCTTTGAGTGCGCCCTTAGCCTCGCCAGTTCCCTTTGCCGCCTCAGCAACCCGCCGCGTCATCCGCTGGATTGCCATGTTGGTGGTCGTGATCGCAACACCTGTCTGCTCGCCAGCAAACTGTAGGCGCGTAAGCTCTTCGGTCGTGACGCCTAGTTTAGATGCTGTCTTTGCTACGTCGTCCAGACGCTGCAACTGCCGAGTAAACAAAGAAATCGCACCGCCACCAACAACCAACGCCCCGAGCGTGCCGACCGCACTGACAACGCGAGCCATAGAGCGCTTGACCGTAAAGCTAAAGCTCTGCGCCTGATTGCTTGCACGACCCATGCCGCGTCCGTACTGTCGCGTATCAGCGGATAGAATGACTGCCAGATTGCCGATTGATGTTGCCATTTATCCTTTCTTCTTTTTGTTGTACATCATGGCGAATTGCTTGGCTACGGCTTTCATCTGATCCGCCGACTGCTTCTTAGGTGGCCCAAACTCTGGTATGAAGTCGCTAGGCTGCGCCCGTTTATTTCCAGCAACCCTAGCAACGACACACGCGAGAATTGCCATTCGCATGTCTGCCCGTTCCTCGCCGAATGGTTCTACCTTGTCGTACCCGATCCATCGCACAAACTCATCATGCGTGCATCTATCTTTAGCCTCCGCAACCGTACACGACCACGCCAAGGCTAGCCGGTGCCAGAATCTTTCGGTGTGATCGCTTCGGATTTTTCCACGGCTTCATCAACCCCCTCGGCGAAGTAGCCGCTGTGTTCTTTCACAAGGTCAACTAGCGGATCCAACGTATCGACATCCGCAGATTGGATCGCATCAAAGTCTTCGGCAGTGAACACCGGGTCTCGTTCGGCGCTGACCACAGTTGCGATGATGAGCTTGATCACTTTGCCAAGTCCTCCGCCGCCAGCCTGTTCAAGTGCCACCGCCTCAGAGCATGGCACCTTGCGGATGAACACGTCGCCTAGCCCTTCGACCGTAAACGGCCCGCTTAGTTCGCTTGGTTTCAAGAACTCACTTTTTGTCAGCATCTTTAGGTTCTCCGCGTTCGATGAGTTTGCTTGTTTTTGCGTTGCCGACGGAGTCGTGTTGCACGACTCGAACGACACCGATACACGCAAGGTGGTTGCCGATCTTGGCATCAATCTTTACGTCGCTGCCGACCTTGCCCTTTAGTGCCTTATGCTCTTTTAGAATGGTCACGATCATGCGGCCACCTCGTCAGTCCATGTCAGGTTGCCAGACCACTTGACCGTATAGCTTCCCGACATCAATTCTTCTAGCGGGACTTCCGCGCCGAAGTTGGTCATGAATCCGGTGCCCGCAAGCGTTGCCGCCGTTGCCCCGAGCGCCGATAGCGGGAATGTAATCGTGATCGTCTCGGCAACTTGATCGATCGGCGGGCGGTCATCGATATCAAACTGCAATTCAACCTCTAGCTCGCCCCAGTTCACCAGGTCACCAGGCACAAATGTCCGGGCCGTCGTGGTTCCAAGATGAGTCGTATCAATCGCTGGCCGCTCAGCACCCGACACCGGCGTGATGCTGGTGATGTTTGCGGTAAACGAAGATGTTCCGAAAGCGATACTCGCGCCTGTACCAATGTCTACTGGCATGTCTAATTCCTTTATGCAAAGCTCGGCACGGAAACACTCCAGCCGATCATGTAATCCAGTTGGACGCCATCCACGCCATCCGAAGCGTGACCACCTTCCAGCGGTGCGTCGTAAGTTGTTCGCTCGTTATCCAAGTGGCACATCGAAACAAAAACGCCACTGTTCATCGTGCCCCTGAATCCGTCTAAAGCCTGCCTGACGGCCTCGGCTAAAGCATCGGCGCTGACCGGGCTATTCGCGTAGCAGTCGATCTGGACGCGGGCAGTGGCCTTGCCGGTCGCGGCAAGCATGTGATGCTCGTGCTGGCTGCTGATCTTGTGTACTACCACGCGAGGCAATGCGTCCGATTGCTCTGATCGAGATAGACGGATACGTGTCGTGATCGCGGAGATGCCAGAGTCAGCAACAAGTCGGGCCTGTAGGTCAGTTAGGAGGCTCATTTATCTAGCCCTCTCAATGCCTTAACGTCGCCCTTGTCCGCCTTGAAACTGCCTGATCGGTTTTGCGCTTCTTTGCGAAGTCCGGCCTGCATACGCCTTGCAATGATCCCCTTGCTGTCTGTGCCGTCATACGCCGGGCGCAAGAATGGTTGTGGGCTACTGTGCGAGGTGCCGAACTCTATAAGGTGTGCGTACTTGGTCGGGTCGGACATAACGTAGGACCGATACCCGCTGGGCATGGTCCTTTCCACCTGCTGCTTAAAGCCATGGCGCGGCCCGACCACCGCGAACGGGCCGCCCGTGTTCGTCCCTCGCTTAACGCCGACCGACTTGCGCAGTAGACCGGATTCCTCGACGACAATAGACTTAGCTTTTTTGTTGATGGCCGATGCCGCCGCACCGATAGCAGGGCGAGCAATGCGATTGCGAGATGCCTTAGACGCCAATCCCGCCAGCCGCTTCATCAATGCTTTCTCCCCTACGATCGTGGTTTGTTTAGCCATCAAAGCACTTCCTTAACATGCACGACCTGCCCGCGCCGCGTCTCGCGGTCGGACTTGCCTAGCACCGCCTTAATATCAAACGTCCGGCCATCAATAATGATCCGCT